TTTCCCCTCAACCCTCACCCAATACTAACACACCATGGCTAATTCCATCGCTGTTGCTCCTAGCGTCCTCGCTGAGAGCGTCATCGCTTCCCTCAAGGGCAAGCTCCCGGCCCTCCGCGCCTTCTCGTCCGTCTTCACCGCTGCCGAGTCCGGCGCCGGCAAGACGGTTCAGGTTCCGCTGATCGGCACCTCCACCGCCACCGAGTTCTCCACCGGCGGATACCTCACCCAGGACGACGCGACGATCACCGCCGCCAACGTCACCCTCAAGCACTTCAAGGTGTCGAGCCGCTTCTCGCCCCTCGACGTCAAGATGTATGGCGCCCAGTTCCTCTCGAACGCCTTCGTCCCGACCGCCTCCAACGCCCTCGCTGAAAAGTGCCTCGCCGAAATCGGCGCGCTCATCACGAACGCGAACTACAGCTCGAACGTCGACACCGGCGCTGGCCTGACCTACGCTGAAGTCGTGACCGCCAAGGGCGTGCTCGACGTCGCCAAGGCCGCTGAGCCCCGCGCGTTCATCCTGAACTCGGTCTACGCCAACAACCTCCTGGGCGACGCTACCATCATCGGCAACTCCGTCCTCGGTGCCGGCATCCTGACCTCCGGCCAGATCGGTACCCTCGCCGGTGCCGCTGTCTACCAGTGGTCCAGCCTCCCGACGAACAGCGAAAACCTCGCTGGCTTCGCCTGCGGCGCTGACGCCATCGCCGTCGCCTCGGCTCTCCCGATGTCCGAAATCCCGGGCTTCGAAGTCGCCAACGCTGTCGACGCCGACACCGGCCTCGGCGTCCAGGTCCTCATGGGCCAGGAACAGTCCGGCTACTACAACGTCACCGCCACGCTGCTCTTCGGTGCCGCTGTCGGTCGCGCGACCTCCCTCCACCGCCTCAAGACCGCCTAATAGCGGCCACAGGCTCGAACGAGACCCCCAGCAATGGGGGTCTTTTTTTGTGCCCCCTACCAATCCGGGCAAGTATAGGATGAGCCTCTACGGAACCGAGTTTCTCAACGACGCCAAAGAGATGGTGGCGGACTTCGGCGTGGCCGGGTCGGCCAACTCTGGGGCCATCACCTTCTCCTGCCTCATCTCCGACCCCGCGGTCTCGACCGTCCTCGAAGCAGGGGGGTATATGGAGCGGACCCAGTACTCGGTCAGGCTCCCCGCTGTAACGGCCTCCTGGAGCCAGCCAGACGGGTCTATGGGGGCATCGGCGGCCCTACTCTCGGCAGGGGTGCCCATCGCCAGCCTTGCCCAGGGGAAGAAGATTGTGGCCGGCGGGAAGACCGTCCGCATCACCAGCCAGACCTACAAGCCCGGGTCGGCATGGATCACGCTCGTCGTCATCGACGATAACCAGTAACCCGCCGTGGTTACGGTCAGCATCAGTCCGGCATCCCAGGCTAAGTTCATCGCGGCCCTGCGCAAGTTTGCGGCGCTCACTGGCCAGACCATGCGGGACGCGGCGCTGGAACAGGCCGCCCTCGCCTGCCAAGACGCTGCGACCTTTACCCCTCCAATGCCTATCGGCGGCGGACGTGGCCTGTCTAAGGCGGCCCAAAGGGCGGGCGACAACGCCGTAGCCGGCGACATCAAGAAGATGTTCGTGGCCGCCAACGACCGTAACTCTAACTCCGCGGCCCCCCTTCTGACCAACCAATTGGCCTACGCCACCAAGACCAACGACATCGGCCTGTTCAACAAGGTCATCGGCAAGGGGACTCTTGAAGCCCTTAAGGGTTTGTCCCCCATCATGCGCAAGATCGCAAACGACCGCGACTATGACCGGGCGTTCAAGAAGGCTAAGAACTACTTCAACACGACCAACCCTGTGATGACCGACTACGGCCAAGGGTTCGTCCAGGAGCTGCGTCCTCCGCATAACCGCATCAAGGGCAAGTTCGGTGGCCGCATCGGTAGGGGTATCCGCCCGACCAAGGTCAAAATGCTCGTCGAGTCCAAGTCCGAGCTCGACCAATATATCCGCGACCGCCAGCAGATGGTCGGCATGATCAAGGCCGGCTGGGCCTCCGCCCTAATCTCCCTGCCTAGGCCAATCATCAACGGCGTCCCAAAGGACTTCGGCGTCAAGCTGCTGAACGTAGCCTGGATTAACCGCCACAACCGCGTACTCGGAAGGAACACCCTAGTGTCCACCGAGAAAATCGTCGAGCTAAGCGTGACCAACACGCAAGGCAACGTGAACGGCATCGCCGACGCGGCCCGCGTCCTGCCATTGGTCTACGGCAACCGCATCAAACAGATGAGGGCCCGATTCAAGAAGCACTTTGACGACGCGGTCGAAATCTCCAACCGCCGCTAACCACTTATGGGAACCAAATCCATCCGCCACATCGTAGAGGCCACCTTGGCCACCTACCTATCCACCCAGACCGGGCTGACCACCGTGGCCTTCCTGACGGGCGACAGCGCCGCGACCCAGACCCTGCCCAAGGCCGTGGTCCTCTGCGAGTCCGCTAGGGCCCCTGCCGACCTCCCAGAGGGTCTAGGCAACTACTCCTGCTCGGTCCGCATCACCCTCTTCTCGAACGCGGACGACACGACCCTCGCCGATCACCGTGCACGCTGTGCCGCCCTGTCCGGCAATATGCGTGACCTTACCAGCATCAAGGCGGCCTTCGTCACCTCGACCGACGCGGCCTGCTACGATGTCATCCTGACCTCCGAAGACGAGGGCATCGACGAGCGCTCCTGGGCGACGGCTTTTGCCTTCGACGTGCTGGTAGTCCTGCCCGCCTGACCTAATTCCAAAGCCTGCAATTACAAATGGCCGCCATCTCAAACGGAACCACCTGCGTCTACGGTATCGCGGGTACTGTCACTAACCTCTTCGTGCAGTCCTATAGCCTCTCGTCCTCGTTCAACGCCGAGGCCATGGTCATCAATGAAGCGGGCATCACGGTCACGCACCGACTAGACGACCGTAAGTCCGAGATTACGATCGAAGGCATCGCCAAGACTGGCACTGTTCCCGTCCTCGGCGCCACCCTTTCCTTTACGGTCAACACCGCCTCAGCCTATCCTGCTGGCTCGGCTACGGCTTCCTTCGTTGGAGTGGTAACCAAGGTAGACGATAAGGGCTCCAGCCAAGGTTTTACCAGCGTCTCAGTGACTGCTGTCGACTTCGAAGGCGTCTCCTACACGTAATTGACACCCCCGAAAGGGGGACAGTCTAGAGGACAGTGGATCGTCGCTTCCTAAATAGCCAAGTAGACCCGGCACCGTTCATCTTGCTAGGCAGGACGCTGTACCCCTGGTGTCTAAAGTACCGCGTGCGCCTAATGGCCTTCGACTCACCGCTAGTCACCGGCTCCCGCGGCATCACCCCAGCCGACCTTATCTTCGCCTGCCAAGTGTGCGCCGAAGAGCCACTGGGTGAGATTGGCTTGAGGGACAAGCTGCGCATCCTTGTCCTTAACCGTAACTCAGAAAGGTTTGAGCGCCTGCTGGAATCCTTTTCTGGCTACATCCTGGTCCAAGATTGGCCCAAGTTCTGGGAGCAGACCAAGACCAAGTCAGGGGGCGGCGACAAGGGGGTGCCGTGGCCGCTGTCCATCGTCGCCAACCTGATCGCGTCGGGCATCCCAGAGCAGCGGGCATGGGAGATGCCGGAGTGTCAGGCTATCTGGCTGAACTCCGCCCTGGCTATCCGCAAGGGTGCGGACGTAGCGATCATGTCGCCCGAGGAGGAAGCCTTCATAGCCGAAGAACTAGCCAAGGAGGCCGCGGCGGCTGCTTCCAATCCTGCAAAGGAAAGCACCCCCTGACATGGCCCAAGACCTGACAGTCAACATCAAGACGACCTCCGACGTCCCCCAGGCGATGGACAAGGCCAAGCAGGCCACGACCGGATTTGCCAAACAGGTCGAAGACATCCAGAAGAAGTTTTCGACCTCATTCAAGGACATCTTCCTAGGCTTTGCGGCTCCGATGGTAATCCTTCAGGGTACAATCAGCGCCATCAGCGGTGCAATCGAAGACGCTCGTCGCAAGGCTCAAGAGGGCTTGGACTTGATGGCCAAAGGAGACAGCATGTTCGTGTCGTCTCACGAGAAGCGCATGGCAGCCTTCTTTAAAGAACGGCAAGAGCGCCTTAAGGAAAGTGAAGCGGCAAAGGCAGGACGAGCTGAGGTTACCGAGAGGTTCCTAAAAGAGACAGAACAAGGGCAGGCACTGCGCCGCCAGCTGATTCGGGAAAACCTTGGCAACTATCTCATCAACCCGCTTTTTACGACTAACATGTCCAAGCAGGAGGGCGTGCAGAAGCGAGCTTTTGAATTGTGGAACCAGTCCGACGAAGGCAAAGCCGCCTTCAATTGGGAAGAGACTCAACGCAAGCAGGCCATCGCGGCTGAACGCATCAGGAAAGAAGAGGAGGCCGCCAGGGCCGCAGACGCCAAGAAAGAAGCCGCCAAGTCTAGCTCTGGCTCAACCATCCCTGGCTCAGTCTCCGGCAACGTAATCGGAGTGGGTAACAACCCCGTCGTGACCGCCCTCCAAGAGCAGCAGCTCGTCGCCCGAGAACAACTGGCCGTGCTTCAGGTCATCGCCTCCAACGGAATGCAAGGCCCCGCCCGTGACGTCACCGCGTCAGGCGCCACGCCCCGCACCCCGGCCAACGCTTCGCCGTCTCGCGCCGCCCTTCTCACCAAGAATAAATAACCATGGCCCTCGTCAAAAACGGCAACCTCCTCACGACCAAGTTCGTCCAGCCGGGCGGATCGTACACCAACGACGGCTACGGCCTGATGACTGCCCGTGCCACTTACAATGTCGACAAGACTGTCGGAGGAACCGCCGTTATTACGGGGCAAGTGCACCCGGAATATTCGGATTTCTTCGTCCATAAGTTTAGCCTAATCAAGGGCCCGCTTGAGATTGACATCATCGAAGCTGAGTACGTCGGCATCCAGTCTGAAGTCGGCTCCCGAACCCGCCCGAACGTGACGGCCTCGCACGGCCTGACCTCTGAGCACATCACGACTCACCCCAACTTCTTCGGCCCTGCGACTGGCTTCACGACGGCGATTGCCGGCAATGGGACGACTTTCACTGCTTCCAGCATCGTCACCAATGAATGGGTCGGTGGAGACTTTGGTGCTCATTTCAAAGGTACGAATCTGAATGCTGGAGGGTTTGTCGGATTCAAGGATTCCAGCACGGCAGCGAAGCAATACTTCTACGGGAAAACACATTACCTTTCACCGATTACGTCATTTTCTGGAGTTATCTATACTAAGGATATGTCAGACATCGCCAAGGTTCGAGATGCCGTAGGCAAGACATCAACGAGCAACGATTTCGACGGGATCAAGTTAATCCCTAATCATATCGGCACCTCTTGGACGGCTAGCGTAAAAGGAACCTCCCGCCCGACCCTGCTTCTTTCTCAAGTTTCATTTGAAGACTATTGCGTTCCGATTGGAGCAAGCCCCAAAATCGTGAAGATTAATTACGAGATTAGGTTTAACCGCGAAGGCTACCCTGCGGAAGTCTACGCGCCCTCAACAGCGCCATCGCCATAATGATCGTACAACCCGGAGCAGGATACGGTTTTAACTCAAGCGGATACGGAGTCTCGCTTGATATAGGCAACCCGTTCCCAGACGAATCGGCCTCGCAGTTCTGCCCTTTCGATATCTACGGCCTGACCTACAAGGAGTCCAAGTATTACGTCAAAATCTACCCTGGCATGGTCGACAATCTGGTCGTAAAGTCTGACGACGCGGTTCTGCTGACGAACAACCCTCCGCCTGAAATCGAAGTCATGAACGGGGCTGGACCTACCACCGCCGGCGAAAGTTTCATTTACATCCGATGCGGCAACACTCCCCCTGCTGGCGCAACCCCTGCCAAGTTTCCCGCAGTCAGCGGGGAAGGCTATCCAATGATCAAGGTGCGAGCTGAGCAAGACCGCGTGGACGACGATGATTACGGCTACATCCTCATCGGCCGTATTGCTCGGTTTCAGGAACTTATCCCTGGCTCAGACCCGGCGGCCTACGTCTGGAAGAACAGCGTCACCAAGCTGATTGGTTGCAACTCACTCTGGGCCGAGCGCTTTAAGTGCGGGTCGACTACGGCCACCTATTGGTGGAGCGCCGTCTGACATGGCCCTGCCTCCTAGGTCGGCATCGGTACTGGTTGAGATGAGCAACCCAGATGGGGCCATCTTCGGCTTTCTAGCCCGTCCGCATGGGACAGTCCTGGAGGGCGAAATCGGCGCGCCACTTATTGACTGGGCTCCCCCTAAGCAGAAGCAGACATTCTCTTACCAGCATTACTTCACGAACTACCCGGACGACGTGATCGTGAAGGTGCATCAGGACCTACCTATCAGTTCTTTCTTCGGGATACAAATCTTGCTCCAAGGTTTTACGGACAACGTCTCGGTAGATGCTACCTATCCAGACCCGGCAAGCATCATCACGGAGTATGACCCGACTCCCTCGCCCGGCCCTGCAGAGACTCCGCCTGATCCTAACGGGAGCTCGAAGAACGACGCTTTCGACCGTGACGCTTCCTTTACTTCCGTGTTCTTTCCGCGTTGGAATACGGACCCGGCTTACGAACTATTTAACAACGACCAATGGCTCGGGGAAATCTGCCCACCCAAAGACTACGAGTTTTTCCTAGATGCAAACGGGACTGCCTTGTTGAACAAGCCCTGGTCAATCGACGTGACCGTAAGCAATCTGGATAGCAGGGTGCTTAACGAAGAGACCGACCTCTTTGAGTATTACCCTTTCCAGCAGGCCACCTTCGACTTCAAGCAGACGGTCACCCTCCAGATACCCAAGACCTGGACGACATGCTGCTGGAACGAAGGCGCCGTGATCAATGGCGAGGTAACCTTCCAATCCGTTGACATGACAGTGGAGGCTTACGGCGCCGGCGGCGAGAGCTGGGGCTTTGGAGGCATGACCGCCACGACTGGGACGACCGCAAACGATGCCGGCTCCCAGTCCTTCTCCATCACGATTAGCGACTCGTACGTCCCTGTCGAAATCGTCATCCCTACCACGCCGGGTAAGATTACCTTCGTCAACGACTTCGTGATTACCTCGGTGACCAAGCCTAGTTGAAGGCCGACCCTGACCCCCCCTTCCAATCGGGGCAAGGTTAAGACCCGATGAGCTGCACTAATCAAGTAACCGTCTCGCAGGGTAACACCTTCGCCTGCACCTTTACCTGGACGCCCGGGGCGACGGGCCCGGCCAACCTCCTGACGACGACCATCAGCTCGTCCCTCGAAGACCGCCAAGGCAACGTCTACGCGATGACGGTCACCAAGGCCGGAGACGGCCTGTCCTTTACGGTGACCTACCCGGGCTCGACCGCTGACTGGGCTATCGGCCTCGGCAAGTGGGACATCAAGTTCGTCTTCCCGGGCTCGACCATCTCGCGCACCGAACTCTTCCGCGTCAACGTCATCGACTCCGTCACGGTCTAAGCGCTGACCATGCCCGACGCTATCATCACTTCGACGGCCTCGACCTTCGGGACTATCTCGGGCACGTTTGCCGCAGACCAGTCCACCATCACCGGCACCATCACGGGGGTCGTGGCGGGCACGCTGGACGGCTCCGTCGGGGTGCCTGGACCTGCGGGTCCGACTGGCCCCACTGGCCCGACTGGCGCGCAAGGCTCTGTTGGCCCTACCGGCCCAACTGGCCCCAAGGGCGACACTGGGGATACTGGCCCTGTCGGCCCTAAGGGTGACACCGGAGACACTGGGCCCGCCGGACCCGGCCTTCCTGCTGGCGGGGAAGACGGCCAGATCATCGTCAAGGACGGGACGGTCGATTACGCGACCATCTGGACGGACAACTCTGCCGAGACCCTTACCGTCCGAGCGACCAATAAGACGGGCTCGACCTTGAACAAAGGAGCGGTCGTCCGTATCAACGGCGCTCAGGGCCAACGCCCTACCATCGCCCTTGCCCAGGGCAACTCAGGCGCAAGCGCTGACGGCGTCATCGGCATCCTGCTGGCTACGCTGGCGAACAACGCCTCGGGCCTCGTCTGCACGGCTGGCCTTGCCAAGCGTCTCGACACGTCGGCCTATACCGAAGGCGTCAAACTGTTCCTTTCTCCGAGCGTGGCCGGCGGCCTTACTCCGACGCGTCCTTCGGCTCCCGACCATGCCGTTGCCGTGGGCATCGTCAGCCACAGCTCTGCGACGACGGGAAGCATCGAGGTCAACGTGGTTGTCGGCGACCATCTGGAATGGCTGCACGACGTGTCCATCGGCACGCTGGCCAACAACGACCTCCTGGCTTACGAGTCCTCGACCGACCTCTGGAAGAACAAGACCTTTTCGGCCCTCGGCCTGCTGACCACGGCTGACGCGGCCACGACGTACGCCCCGATCGCTTCCCCGACCTTCACGGGTACGGTGACCATCCCGGCGGGTGCGTCCATCTCTGGCTTCGCCCCCCTCGCCAGCCCGACCTTCACCGGCACGCCTTCCCTGCCCACCGGCACGACGGCAGTCACGCAGACCGCTGGCAATAACACCACGGCGCTGGCGACTACGGCGTTTGTCACGGCGGCTGTCCCGGCTCTGGCTACGGATGCTCAGGCTCGCCAAGGGATTTCCCAAACTGTAGCTTCAAACCCCTACGACGTCATCACGGCGATGATGGTCCCGGGCTATCGTCCTAATTTGGTTTTCCTCTCCACGACAAGCGGATCTGGATCACAAGTCGGAACCGCGGCTTCTGCTTATGTTCAAATGGTCGGACCAAATGTTTCAACTGCTGGTCATTCTATTGCCTACACTAGCCAGTTCCTTGGTCTATGTTCCGGACAAGCAGAAAGTGTTGTTAGGTTTAATAGACCAATTCGAATGTCCGGAAGTGTTAATAATTTAACTTCAACATGGATTGGTGACGCTAATAGCGAATATAAAACGTGGCTCGGCAATTCTCCTAGCGGATCTATTCCTTCTACAAGTTATGCAGACCCAACAAGTCCTGCCATTGGATGGAAAAAAGCCGGAGGCGTTGCATCTGTATTCAGGCTTATGGTTCACAATGGAACAACCCTAACCCTAGTAAACACTACTGTTACCATGACCACAGGCATTGTCGTTGATTGGGAGATTACATCTGACGGTGCTGGAAATGTACAACTCTTCCTAAACGGAACACTAGCTGCTTCGACAACTGCTGGTCCTTCAGGAGTCCAAGCTAATATTTGCTCAGTTTATCACGCCGTAGGACAGACTGCACTGGCCGCCACAAGAATTGCCATGAACGCCACATACACTAAACTTTGGGTAGCCCCACAGAATTAAACATGTACCGCTACAAAGTTACCTGCCTATTCCAAGCGGATTGGACGACCATCTACCCGGCCCTCTTCGGGGAGGTCGAGCATTCCTACTCGCTGAACGACAAACCCAACATTGCCACTTACGGCTTCGCCACCCCGCAGACCCCCGCCGACCTCGGCCCCCTCGTCCACGTCGAACTCTTACCCAACGAATAACACCATGATCACCCACCTCCTCGCCCTCCTCGTCGGCTTCGTCGCCGGAGCCCTCGTCATGAGGAAACATAAGGCCAAGGCCGACACGCTCGAAGCCAAGGGCCGTCAGGCACTCGACGCCCTCAAGGGCAAGTAAGGCCATGCGCCTGTTCCTGGTCATCGCCGCTCTGGCCCTGACCGGGTGCAGTCTGTTCCGCAAGGGAGACGCGGAGCCCCTGCCCGTCCAGCCTCCCGGCCCGACGAAGCCTGACGTCGTCGCCACCCTCGGCAAAGACCTCGACAAGACGGATCACCGCGTAGCCTCGGCCCTCGTGGCAATCGAGCGCAACGCCGATAAGCCCAAGGTCGTGGTCGCCGAGTCTCGTCTGGCCCAGTCCTATCTGCCCGCCCCACCCGAGTCTGACGTGGCCTTCGCCATGGCCCGGGCGACCAAGGCCGACCCTGTGGACTACGCGAAGCAGATGGCCTTCGGTCGTCAACTCGCCACCGCCGTGACCAAGGCCTGGGAGAAACTCGAAACCCAGCAGGCCGAAGCCCTCCGCGTCTCGCAGCTGAAGGACAAGCGAATCGAAGACCTGACCGCCGAGGTCGAGCGCGTGAAGAAGGACGCCTCCGCCCAGACATGGACGCTCGTCGGTGCCGGACTCGCCGTCGTCGGTGCGTTGACCACCGCCTTCATGGGCCCCCGCATCGGTCTGCCCCTGCTCTTGTGCGGCGCCTTCTGCGGATCGGTTCCCTTCATCATCGACTCGCCCTATTTCGAGTACATCGCCGCTGGCACGCTCCTGGTCTGTTCCGGCCTTGGGCTCTGGTGGCTGGCCGACAAGGTGCGCGACTCCGTCAACAAACCTTCCGACGATGTCCCGCCGCAAGCCTAAGGTCAAAGTCGTCAGCCGACGCCTAGGCCGCGAGCGTGCCTGGGGGCAGGCCTTCATCGGCGAGAACAAGCTGGAAATAGACCCAAGGCTTGGCGCTCGGCGTTCCCTTGAAGTTCTCATCCACGAGGTCACGCACCTCGCACACCCGGGCATGTCAGAGCCTGAGGTCGACCGCACGGGCAAGATGATCTGCGCCGTGCTCTGGTCTCAGAACTACCGCCGCGTCCTGCTCGAGCCTAACGCCAAGCCCCCCCGCATCTCGTGAGCCCTCCCGCTTCCCCTATCGACCCGGAGGCCATCTCCCCCGAACTCAAGCAGGCCGGCATCGCCAGTCTCCTGGGCATGATGGGCATGGCCGTCAAAATCATCCTGACCGAAGAGAAGATGAAGGTCGGCCAAATCGTCCTGCACCTCTTCGCCGCGATCGTCGTGGCCATCCTCTCCGGGTACGCCCTGTCGGATTACCTGACCAACCCGAAGATGCTCTGGGCGGCCAACGGCGTCGCCGGCTTCATGGCCATCCGCATCGCCATGTGGGCGGAGCGAGTCGTCGGCGCAAAGCTCGACGAGGCCGAGGCCAAGATCACGAAGAAACCCAAGACCAAGAAGACCGATGCAAAGCGACCAGCCAAGCGCCGCAAGTAACCTCCTTTGGGCGGTCATCTTGCTTACCCTGGCTGCCGGCGCCACGGCCACGGCGTCGGCCTACACGGCTTCTTACGTCCTAGACACCATGCATTCGACTGATGCGCTTGTGCTTCTCGTCGTTGATGGGGACAAGCTGAGATCGGACTCCGCCAGCCTGGAGCGGAATATGTCCTCGGCGACCTTGGCCCTGCAGTCCGTCCGCGACTTCGGGATGGCCCTCGCCTTCGGTTGCGTGGCCGTGGCCGTGGCGGTAGGGGTTAGGGTCTGGAAGGCTAGACAGTCGTCCAAGTAGGCAAAACGCCTCCTAGGGCAAGCCAGAGGGGTCTATTGCCCCTTGACGGAGGCAACCCTAGGGGCATAGTGGACTCAGTCGGGTAGGGGTACGCAGATCATGGCGGGCCTCGATGACCTGAGGGACACGAATTGCCCTGACCTCTTCAATGGGGTCACAGGGTATTTGCGGAAAGGTGCTTGACGAATGTGGAACAGTCCGCCAAGGATGTTGACGCACCACCAATGAAAGCCCTCATCACCCTGTCCTTCCTTATCATCTTCGGCTGGCTGGCCGTCGTCACCTTCTGTGGCCCCGAACTGGCCCGGGCCATCAACGGCCCTGAGCCGGTCAAGGCCAAGGTCGTCCGCCATCACCGCTAATTTCCCACCCACACACACATGAGCACCCCCACCAAACCCAAAGCCGAACTCGTCTTCGATAAGGCCATGCACGAACTCCTCAAGCGCAAGGTCGTCGACTTCCGCAAGGCCGCCAGCCTCAAGGACAGAGACGGCTCCGTCAAGGGCCTCGGCTCGTACGCCCTCTACGGCATCGACCACGCCCGCGGTCAGCTCGTCGTCCTCGCCAGCGAGCCCACCGCCAGCGACTTCAACAAGTACGTCACCGCCAAGGCCAAGGCCGACGTCTGCTCCCGCTACGATCAGGTCGTCGAGTACCGGGACGCTGGTTCCCACTCCAACCCCAAGGTCACCGTCCTCTGCTGGCACCTCGCCTAATCTTCCCACCATGCCCAACGCCAACCACCCCTACACCGAGACGCTGACCTTCGCCGGTCGCGTCATCCCCCTCAAGCGCCCGATGGCCGAGTACGCCGCCCGACGCCTTCAGGCCATCCTCCCGCAGATCGCCGCGCTCAACGCCGCCGGCAAGTCTCAGGCCGATGCCGCCGCCGCCCTGGACACGACCGTGTGCACCCTCCGTCAGTGGCTCGACATCACCGGGACGCAGTGGGTCAACCTCAACCGCCGCGGCCCGTACCGCCGCCAAAAGTAAGACCATGCCTAACGCAAACTTCCAGTTCGTTACCTCGGTGACCTTCCTCGGTCGCGACATCCCTCTGCTTAAGCCCATCGCCCTGTTCAACGCCCGCCGTCTGGAGGCCCTGCTCCCGCAGATCGCGGCCCTGAACGCGGCCCGGAAGACTAAGCGAGAAGCCGCTGCCGCCCTCGGAGTCAACGAGCAGACACTGGCGACGTATATCAAACTAACCCAGACAACTTGGCTTGGCAAAGTTCCTCAGCCTGCCAGCGCATACCGCAATCCAACCAGACATCAAATCCATGTGAAGGCATGGAAGAAGCGCAACCCGGATAAGGTACGAGCAATCAAGCGCCGCTATTATCTCAAGCGCAAGGCCCGCCTCGCCGCCCTTTCCAATGCCTGACCCTTCCCACCGCCCATACAATCCCATGACCATCATCCGACCCGACTCCCTCCCCCGCTTCTGGTGGCTGTTCCCCTGGAGCATCGCCCGTCAGCTGCACAAGAACGCCGTGGCCCTCCGCCAACTGGCCGACACCGAGAACGCCATCAACCGCACCCTGAAGGCCGAGGTCACCCGGCTCGCCCACTCCCGCGAGCATTGGATCGCCAAGCACGACCGGGCCTACGAGGTCGCCATGCACAACGAGCGCGTCATCGCCCGCCTCGAAGACAGCATCACCCGCGGCGCCATCACCCCCGACGCTCACCCCCATGAGTAACTTCAAGCACCTCGACGGCATGGTCGCCCTGCTTTCCGAGGTATATGAAATCAATGAGCGAATTTTGACGCTCGATATTTGCTCCAACAAGACGGCCATCGCCTCCGGCCGCATGAAGAAACTCCTGCACCACTATCACGAAGCCCTGCACGAAGACGGCGCCGTGAA